TCTCTCCTGTGGCTGTAAAGAATTCCGAATTGAATTCAAAGTAATGTGATGAAACAGTAGATTTTTGCAGATTTCTCTTGATTCCCATGTGCTTCATGACTTGAACATGTTCAGACAATGTGTCTTTCAACATTTTATATCTCCCTTCCGTATGCTTGTCCCATAACAGTATTCTGGCATAGTCATCACTAGTTGTAAAAGTAATCGATTTGAAATTTTGTTCACGATAGTTGTAATTTAACACATAGTCAGATAATTCATGAGCAGATGATCCCATGTGTGAACTAGCACATCCTAAGATGCCTTGATGCATGCTTTCTTCTAAAAATAAAATCTGTTTGCTCAAATTCCCCACTTTTGGACTCATGTGTTTCAATCTTTCAGACACTTTGCTCACCATGGAATTCGAGATTTTCATGCTATTCATATTCAAATAGAACTCATCTGGGATTTTGAAAACTTTGTTACCGAACAATGACATGCAATTTCTGAAAACACTACTCATCTCATTGTCCATATACACTGCTAGAGACTGATACATGTGATGAAGCATCATTGAGGGACCCCACTTACTACAATCTGCGCTATCATACATCACCATTTTGCTCTTGATATTATCATACTTCCGTTTAGCATTAAGGACAATATCTCGTTTATCTGACACCTCAATTAAATTAGTTCTTACACCGAGTGATAAGTTGGTATCTCTGATTGATCTAGCCACATCTTCAACATATTTGCACATTATTCTGGCCATAGCGTTCAACACAGCGATTTCTCTAGCTCCCAGCTGATCTTTGTGAACCATCTTACTAATGCATGATGACCAATTATGACTAAGCCAAGTGATGACACACCCTAAGTTCTCAGGTAAATTCAATAAACTTTCCAATTGATTAAGATCAGCTTCATAATCGTTCTTATCCAATTTCATGTCAGTGTATCTGGATGTTTGACTTGGCTTAATTTTGTTCTTAAAACGATCCAAGAGATCCAAGATGGTCTTATAGCACTTACTGTTTTGAGTATACTTCACTTTCTTCTTCCCTTCACGAACTATCTCAGTTTTCTTCAGTCCAGAGCTAAATTCACCATCAGACTTTGTATCGCGAACACTACCCCTATTATTCATAACTTTGCCAACGTATACTAGTCGATGAATGTTGCTTAAATTGTATTGTCTCTTAATAGTGTCCTTAACAGCAACATCATTATCATGTTTCACTCGTAACAATGCGGCGTATTGAGCTAATATGTTCACCTGAGGAGAAGGAGAGAAGGGCTTTGCCATCATTGATTCATAAGGGTATTCCAATAAATATTCATAAAGCTCTTCTGTGTTCCATATTTTCCCTTTGAGTGAAAATCTACCTTCATGATCAAATTCACATAATTTGATTTGTAAATATTCCTCTCTAGCATCCAATTGTTTATCAAGTACTAAAGCCTCAGACATGATTTTCTGATAACGTTGAATGTTTAAAGCGCGACTGTTGTAGAATGAATTAAACGTATGTTGCATAGATAAATAATAACTGCTTTCATCTGGCATAGCAATGGCCCATCCAAAGTTCTTTACTGTCATGTTGATGCCTTTGTCCTCCACTAGTTTGGTTTTAGCTCTGATCATAAGTTTGTCAGTGTAGTTCATAGATTTGGATAATGTTAACATATCAGCCATCTTTAGCATTCTCATCATGTATAACTTTTCAATATGAGTTTTCGGAGTGTACCAGTTAATCTTTTCAAATAATGGTGACATCCCTGAAGTGTAGCCTACTCCATTAACAAAAATATATCTCAATTGATCAGCTGCTTGAGAAAATGTGTTAGAATTCAAAAATGTTACGCATAATGGCATGACTATTTCTCTTTTAGCTTCTTCAATTCTATCAGGATAAGATGATAGGCACCCCTCTAAGTATAGTGTCACCCAGCTAATTGTTTTATGAAAAGACGACGTGTACCAATCCAGCATTGCAGGTGACATACTCAATGGTGAGGTGATTGAACTATAATGCTGCTTCACAAAAGGAGAATTATAATTAAGCAAATTCCCAAGTAATAAGTAAGTGACATCTTTCTGTTCCCCAAATGTTAAAGGTCCCACATTGAACATGACCACACCTTCTCTGTCGGAGAGATTTTGTAACGCAAAAACCATGGACTTCTCTGTCACACCCCCTACATTCTTCTTAACAATTTGTCTAATTCGAGGGCCTGTGCTCATAGCATGAGATATTTCAGTGATCAAGGACAACCATGATAGCACCTTACTGTTCTTGAAGAAATCATATGTACCATGCATAATATTTCTTACACTTGTTCCTAGCTCTGTGTCTTCGCAAACATCATCTATCATTGTATAAATGTCATCACTCATGAAAGACCCATCGCTCTTAGACAAGGC